TTGTTTCAAGCGCTTGCGTGCGGTGGCTACGATGTCGTTATCGGGCGCGCGCTGTTGTGGCAATCGGCGATCCTGTTACGGATCACGGCGTATTGCCTAATGATGCGCCATCGTGATGGAAAAATCAATGGGTAGTCAGGCATTTGTTGGTTGATTATTAGGAAACGGCTCCCCGCGTTGCGCGTTATGGCGGAAGATGCCCGCGACGATCTTGAGATCCCTAACGCGCGCCTTCGCCAAGGATAATGCTTCTTCCGCGTCTTCAGCTAGGCGGTCCCATCCAGATCTTGGAGCGTCTAACATGCGATTGCTGCGTTTTTGTCTTGACTTGGTGTTAGCGTGCGCGAACTTCTGGAGGCCGCGTGAGCGCGTCATGGTTCCCGACTTTTGCAAGACCGCCACCATTCGATCAACCAACATTTATCCGACTACCAATCAATGCGCCCTCGGCGGCGGGAAAGCCAATCGCCGGGTAATTACCCCGGCGTGAGGGCGCAAGATCAATGGTGCATCTTTTTGAGCGTTTGCGCAAGCCTCGCTCTACGTCCGAGCGTTCCCCCGGCCTTTGCGGCCTTCGAGAGCGTCTTCGCCGGGATCTTCTGGCCTTTGGGAATGCCTAGTTGCTTGTGCAGCGCTCCGGGATGCTTGATCGCGCCCTGAATCCAGTGTTTCTTAGGTTTGTGCGATCCGGCGAGTTGGCCTATGGTCGTCGGCACAATTATTTTCTCCTCGTCTCACAGCCTGACTCCAAGGACTTCGCACGCAGTGAACGGCCCTGTATCGCCTTGGTATTGTGCTGCGCGTTGAGCGGCGACTCTAGCGCGTCGCGCAATTTTTCGGGCGTGGGCCGTGTCTTCTTCTGCAACAGCTTGAGCAACTATATTCGACCAACGCCGTCCATCGCTTGACTCGTAGGGGTGCCTTATCGGACTGAGCCGTAATTGAGCGGGATCGAAGCGGAATGTCGCGCCCGTCGCTCGGATCCTGCGGCACATTTCCGGAAGAGTCAAATCGTTCATGGCTTATCTTGGAGTGGCGCGCCAATCATAACTGACCTCGTTTCTTCATGGCTTCGTAAATGGCCGCCCGCTGCTTCGGATTCACGCTTTTGTTCATCTTCATCCGCGGCAACATCGACTCCCGAACGAATGGGTGCACCCCACCCGTTGAAACGTCGGTCGGAACCAATCCGGGCGAGCTCCGAGCGAATCCGGGAACCTTCGGCATTTTGACGCCGAAGGGCATTACTGATCGTCCCGGCGATCGGAAGTTCCATGGCCGCCTGTGTTCATCCCCGAGTGCATCTCTCCGGTATGCTTTCCGTGCAGTTTTGCCCCTTGCCTGCCCAGGATCGGCACATGCCCGCTGTGCGCTTTCGTGTAATCGTGGTGCGCTTCGACCTGGCCGGCCGATGCCTCGAAACCTTCGTCACGCATTCGGCCGACATCGTGGTGCCCGTGCGGGTGTCTGTCAGGCTTCCCATGTTCAGCGTGGTGGGCTTTCTTGACGTGCTCGGTGTGGGTTTTCACATTCCCTCCAGGATGGCGCCGGGCATTAGAGAGCGCGGCGGCCACTGCTTGTTTTTCCGGATGCCCCGCTTGGCGCATCTCACGGATGTTCTCAGAGATCGTCTTTTGCGAGTGGCCCGGCTTCAGTGGCATCCTGGTCAACAGTAACCGGTTTAAGGTGCGCTGTCAATTACCAATCCGCATGTCCCTCACCCACACGCTCCCGTCCCAGTATTCCGTCTCCCCTGGCTTGCCGTTCACTGTCCGGGTGTGTCCCACAAGCAGGCTTTTTTCGGTTGGGGTTGGCGGTTCTGCATCCAGTTGGTCCGTCAACCCTTCAATATAGGCATGTAAGCGCTCCCGTTGCGCCGTGACGCGTTCCGCCCGCTTCTCTGCGCCCTTCACCCCCTGTTCCGCCTGAGCGCCGGCGATGTCCTGCTCGACTTCCAAGTAGTCAGCTATTTTGAGCGCATGCGCGAGGCGCGCGTAAAGCGTTTCTTGATCTATCACCGCATCCATCCTTGGTTCCCGTACGCCGCCACCGGACTCCGGTGCATCCCCTTGAACCCGTCTTCCGATATCGGCGGCGGCTTCATCAGGTTCCTTCCGGTCGTAATCAAGTACCGCGTCGCGTCCATCAGATGGTCGTCCCGCTTCAACGGCTGTCCGGTACTTTCCTTGCGCTGGTACTTGCGAAACTCCTTAAACCAGTCGCTCAGACTGCGAAAAACTTTGAGCTGCCCACTTGCGAAGAGTTCGAACACTTCCATGATTCCTCGCTCGACTTTGTTGTCTGCGGGCGTCAAATCCAGTCCCATGCTCACGAACGGCGTAATTGCGTGGACCGCTGAGACGGGATCGATAGCGCCCGGTATCCACTTTCCCCGGCTTTGGATGGCGACGGCATGGTTTGCGGGCGCGCTGGTTGGTCCTCCCCCTTGGTAGTATTCGCTGTAGAGGTAGATAACTCCGGAACCGGGATCCCGAGCTCCCCATATTGCCGCAGTTCTTTCCCAACCCACATCGAGACCGTAAGCTTTGGGCCAGAATTCGGGAACAGGGAAGGGATCAACACTGATAAGTGCTTCATCAAACGGGTAAATTGCTCCTTTTCCCAAGGCTGGCTCGCCTTCGGTCCGGGCCTGGACGAGATACGGAGGTGTAGCTCGAATGAGGGTTTCTTTGCTTTTTTCATCGAGGTGGGGGACATCCTTCCAGCCTGCTTGGATCAGGCACTTTGATTCCCGGGCTTCGTCGTCCGCTTCAAGGAACGACGTGACGACTTCGGAGCGGCCTTGTAATGGCGTGAACGTTGTGAAAATGCACCCTCTTGTGGTCAGGAGCCGATAGAGCATCTCCATGTAACAGTCCATGGGTGGTTCCTCATCACACCAAATCCAGTCTTTAGCCAGTCCTTCGAACGACTTGCGGCCCTGTTCGTAGGTTTTGAAGACCAACTTCGATGTTCCACATGAAACATGCCGCACCCAGACGGTTTCAATCGCATCAGCGACGCCGCGGTAAGCTTGGGTATGAATAATGCGATCCTGGGGGATCATCCCCTTGCCGCGCGGCGCCAAGAAAACTTGCTGCACGATATCTCTAGTCGTCTGGGCGTTAGTTCCGCACGCCCAGGCGTCGGTGGGGTGATCGAAACGCCGGCCTGGCCACCAATCGGGGTACTCGCCCAACAGATGCAGCGTGCCTTCAAAAGCGCCCGCGACGGTCTTGCCTACGCGGTTCGCGGCCATAAAGAGCCGCTCTTGCTTGGTTTGACCGGCTTCGAAAAACTCAAGATGCTTCGGGTACTGGCTCCGCCCGCGGGGCCCGAAGGCTGGGAAAAACGCTCTCAGCGGCTCTCCCTCCCGCGCCTGGCTCTGCGCCAGCGCTTCCGCGATCGCCCCGAGATCCTCAGGCCCCATCGCCACTCTCGATCTGCGCCTGCGGCGCGATCCGGCAAATTGCCAGGAGTTGCTCGAGTTGCCCGCGCTGATCCTCGTTGAGCCGCGAAATATCGTAGCCACTATCCCGTTTAAATTCAAACGTTTGCGTAGGCCCTAGCCCCGTGCGATCCAGCACACCCAACGCTGCCCGCACGCCGTGCCCATCGATATCGCGATCACGGGATGCAGCTCGCTCCAAATAATCAATCATTGGGTGCTGCATGAGAAATAGCCGCTCAGCGGCTACGCGCCTCACATTCGGCGCCCTCCCGCCATGTACGCTGCATACATGATGGCCGCGTATTGCCCACGCCCTACAAGGCTCCCCGTTCGTTCGGTGCGCTGTGCATTTCTGAAGCGGCGCACCGCGCGTGCTCATGGCTGGCTGCATAGTCAGAGGGGGTTGCGGTTGCATATCGCAATCGTACTACGAAACGTAGGGTGATTTCTAGGGCAAAATGGGCTATTGGCGCGTACGGGCCGGGCTGGCACAATTAGGGCATGAAAACTTATATCGTTCACCCGCGAAAGGATCTCCCGGAGCGCATCAATTTCACCTTTTCGTGGCAGCCATCGAAGATGCGGCCGGAAGAGGGCGTATGATCTCACTCGCTCTGTCCGCCGCGCCAAATCCGCGCCGCTGCGGCTTCCACTCCGGCGAAGTCGTGATGATCCACCATGGGGGCTGGCCGCTTTACATCGTGGCCGAAGAGCCATTGGCGTTTGATCGCTGGAGAGGGCGGGTGAAATCCATGTCGCACCCTGAATGCGAATTGGGGGATGTGGTGTATTTTCATTCGCTCGACGTTGAGCGCGTTTCTCAATACTAGGCCGCTATTCCACCGTTGCAGCGTTTGCATGGCCTCGCTCCCGTGAGTGCCGCGCCGTTGTTTGGCCGACCGCGATCATATTGGAGAACCCAAAACCCCGTTCGATCCTTCCATACAATCTCGTACCCTGTGCCGCCGCAGTTCTCACAGTGCCGCGAATCCTGCTTCAACCGCGCGACGTA